TACCTGACTCATATAAGGCTCTGCTTTGTGGTGAGGCTAACGGCTGTCACAGAGCGGCCAGGGTGGGGGTAAAAGGTACTCCTGACGTTTTGGCGTTCAAGGGTAATTCGAACCTCGACCTTTTTCTATATACGGGGCAGTCCGAACCCCGTTTCCGCTTCCGCTTTTAAATTGAGTTAAATGGCAAATCAAAAAGAAGTTGCAGGACATTTAGATTTGTCCGATCGACAAATTAGAAATCTTATGAAAGACGGCGTCCTGCCTAGCGCTAAGGGAAAAGGCGGTCACAGTCTAGACTACTGCAGAAGGGCATATATTGCTTACTTGAGGGCGATGTCAAAGCGCCCCTCAGAAGCGGAAACCGACCCCGAATTTGTTGATCTCGATCAAGAGCGCGCAGGCCTTGTTAAGGCGCAAAGAATTGCACAAGAACTGAAAAACGAAATCATGGAAGGCCGATATATTCCTACCGACTTTGGCCGCGATGTTTTGGCGAAAGTTCTTAACCAGGTAACCGGAATACTTAACGCCTTACCTCTTACTATCAAACGTAAACACCCTCAACTCGAACAACGAATTATTGATTCTGTTAGTGCCGAAATAGTTAAACATTCAAACGAGGCCGCCAAGCTTGACGAATTCATTGATCAGGCAATAGACGATGTTATCAACGAATCAGAGGGGAAAGTTTAAAGCCGCAATTCAAGAGGGCTTAAACGCTTTATATCGACCGCCGCCTATGACCGCGGTAGAGCATGCAGATAAACATTTTTACATGTCTGCTGAGTCATCATACATCGAGGGCAAATGGGAAACGGTCCCATACCAGGTGGCCATTCTTAACTCGATGGGCAACGACGAGATTGACGAGGTTAATTGGGTCAAGTCTGCAAGGGTTGGTTATACGAAGTTACTTGCCGCGGCTATTTGTTATTTCATTGAGCACAAAAAAAGAAATGTCATGGCCTGGCAGCCTGACGATGGGTCGCGAGATGATTTCTCGAAACAGCACATAGACCCGATGATTCGAGATGTTGGGGCAATGAGAAACATCTTTCCCTGGCTAGGGATTAAGCATAAGAACAATACGCTTGACTGTAAGGTTTTTGCCAACCAAAGACAGCTTCATTTAAAAGGCGGGAAAGCTGCTAAGAACTATCGTGAAAAATCGGTTGATGTGACCATTTACGATGAGCTTTCAAAGTTCGATAAAGACGTTGAAAAAGAAGGATCGCCGACATTCATAGGTGATAAGCGCCTAGAGGGCTCGGCGTTTCGAAAATCTATCCGCGGATCCACGCCAACGATTGAAGGCGAATGCCAGATACAAGAAGCGGCCGGTGAAGCATCTCATAACTTCAAACGGTTTATTCCATGCCCGCATTGCGGCGAATTTCAAGTTCTCGTATTTGGATCCAAGGACTTGGGGTACGGTTTGAAGTGGAATGAGTCTCTACCTGAAGAGGATCAGCCTGATTCGGTCTACTACGGGTGTAAGAATAAGGATTGCGCCGCGACTTTCGAATATGCGGATTACCTGGAAGCAGATGTCAAAGGGTACTGGGAAAGTGAGGAGGGGCTAGTAACTTACGATGCCATGACTTTCTATAACTTGGAAGGAGAGAAGGCAAGCACGCCGATATCGGTGGCCTGGTATAACTGGGCAATACATTCTCATTTTTCACCCTGGACCCGAATTATTAAGGATTGGCTAAAAGCCAAACGAACAAGAGAAAAACTTAAGTCTTTCGTTAATACAACACTCGGCGAAACTTGGGTTGAAGAAGAAGGCGAGCAGTTAGAGCACGATGTTTTATATAAACGGCGTGAACATTACCGGGCAGAAATTCCCGTTGATCATTGTGTCTTGACCGCTGCAGTTGATACACAAGACGACCGATTTGAAATTGAAGTAGTTGCTTGGATCAATGGTGAAGAATCATATCGGGTGAGCTATGAACGTTTATACGGCGACCTTTCTAGGTCCGAAATATGGAACCTATTAGCTAAAAGATTAAAGCGACAATTCAAAACACCAAGTGGTTATCTTGTCGACATTAAGCTTTGTCTAATTGATTCAGGTGGTCACTACACTGACGAAGTTTACAAGTTTAGTAAAAAGCATGGGTTGCGCCGATTTGTTCCAATCAAAGGCCACTCTACAGCTGGAAAACCGATCAAAACCTTCCCGCGGGAAAAAAACAAAAACGGTGTTTACCTGACAATGATCGGTACTGACACTGCGAAAGAAATCATCCAAAGCCGATTGCAGATATTCGAACCAGGCGAAGGCTATTGTCACTACCCGGTTTCTGATGATTTTGATGAAACCTATTTCCAGCACCTTACAAACGAAAAGCGAGTTCGAAAACTTGTTAAGGGTAAATGGGTAATTATTTGGGATGCAGGCGGCAGACGAAACGAGCCCTTCGATACTTCCGTTTATAACCTAGCAGCAATACGAATTTGCCAAGAACACTTCGGCATCAACCTTTCTGAATTAGAACACGAACCACTTTATACGGCCACGGCGGACAATGAAGAACCCGCCCGGCGCTCATCCTCTTATTGGAAATAAATTAATGTCTGTAGCCAGTGATCGACTCAAGGCGCTTGAAGGTGCGTATTACCAAGGCGTGACAAACGTTAAGTATACGGATCGTGAAGTGACTTATAGAAGTCTGCGTGAAATGAAATCGCTTATCAACGAATTGAAAAGAGAGATTAGCGGCTCAAGTGGTGCGAATGTGGCCATGCCAAGTTATGACAGAGGGTGCCAATGAGTAAGCGAAACACAATCGATAAGGTAATTTCTTACTTTTCTCCACAAAAAGGGTTGGCGAGAGATCAGGCTCGCTTTAAGTCAGACGCACTTAATGCAAAAAGTGGGTATGACGCTGCCGGGAAGGGCCGACGAAATACATGGTTCCGAGGTTCTGACTCAAGTGCGAACACTGAAACAAGAGCTTCGCTTATTACTTTACGTGGACGCTCTCGTGAGCTGGTTAGAAATAACCCTTACGCACATCGAGCAATTGAAGCAAGAGTTTCAAACGTAGTCGGCGGAGGGATTATTCCAGCAGCAAGATGTGATAACAAAAAACGTCAGGAAAACGCACAACGCTTGATGCAAGCATTTATCCACCAATGTGACGCTGATGGCGTGAATAATCTTTTTGGGCTGCAAGCACTGGCTATTCGAGCTCAATCTGAAGGTGGTGAAGCCCTATTTCTTAGACAATTTGTAAACGACCCAAAGCTTGCGGTTCCTCTTAAGATCCGAGTTCTTGAAGGTGATTTTATAGATCATACGAAAGAGGGGCTTCTTGGAGAAGGTCAAAAGATTGTTCAAGGCGTTCAGTTCGGGTCGGACAATAGCAAGCAAGGTTTATGGCTGCATGACACGCACCCCGGTGAAAGGGGGATGTCATCATTTGCGTCTAAATTCGTTTCTATTGACCAGGTCGCGCATATCTATGAGGTAACTCGCCCCGGACAAGTTCGAGGTATTCCCGCCGGTGTTTCCGCTTTCATGAGAATGAAAGGTCTAGATGACTTTCAAGATGCCAGGATCGAGCAGCAAAAAATTGCTGCTTGCTTGGTTGGCGTCATAAAGGATATGGAAAACGATGGCACGAAGGGTGACGTTTTGCCTGATCGTTTAGAGCCGGGCATGTTTCCACAGCTAGGGTATGGCAAAGACATAACCTTTAATACTCCACCGTCTGTTTCTGGCCATGAAGAATTTGTTTCAACAGAGCAGCATTGCTTCGCTGCCGCTTACGGCATCACATACGAAGCACTGACAGGAAACCTTAAAGGTACAAACTTTACTAGCGGGAAAATGGGATTTGTAGAGTTTGGCCGAAATATTGAGCGGTGGCGATGGAATATGCTGATTCCACAAGGCTTAAAAGTCGTTGAACGTTGGGTTATTGAGGCGGCGGAAATGGCTGGCCATGACATGAGAGGAGTTAGCTATGAATGGACACCTCCGCGTCGAGAAATGATAGATCAAAAAAGTGAAATCCCCGCTCAGATTAAAGCAATTCGTGGCGGCCTTAAATCATGGTCTGAAACCGTTAGAGAAAACGGATATGACCCTGAAGCCTTACGTGCAGAAATTGAGCGAGATAACGCGGCGTTCGATAAGCAAGGCATCGTTTTAGATAGTGATGCTAGAAAAACAACTAACGGCGGCCAATTTCAGATGGAGAACAGCGACGATGAAAAAGAACATGAGAATGATGAAAACAGCGAAGAATAGTATTAGCGGCGGTAGCAGCAAAACAGCCAAGAACAGTATAAGTGGAAGCGGAGAGCTTTTGCTGTATGGCGAAATTGGTGATTGGTGGGATGAGCTAGACGCTGAAAGTGTTGTCCGTCAGTTGGAATTCTTGAATAAAGATGAAATTACGGTCCGCATCCATTCTGGTGGAGGCTTGATTCTAGAAGGTCTGGCCATTTACAACCGGCTAGCCCAATCAACAGCAAGTATTGTCGTATACATAGATGGGTTAGCGGCTTCGATGGCCTCAGTTATTGCTATGGCAGGTGATGTCATTCGCATGCCTTCTAATTCATGGCTGATGATCCATAAACCTTGGAACAACGTTAGTGGTAACGCTGATGATATGAGGCGTATGGCTGACAATTTAGACGGACTTGAAGATAGCACTTTAGGCATCTACATGACTCGGTTTAATCGATCAGAAGATGAACTGAAAGAGATGCTCAGAAATGATACATGGATAAATGCCCAAGATGCCTTAGAAATGGGCTTCATTGACGAAATTACGGATGCGATAGAGGCCGCTGCTTCTATTGATTTAGATAACTTTTCAAACGTTCCTGATGCTATGCGCAAAAGTTTGGCATCAACTCAAAAAGCGGCACAGCCCGCGCAAACGTCCTTAAAGGAAAATATAATCATGACTGAAGAAGAGAAAAAAGCGGCTGCAGCTAAAGCAAAAGCCGTAAAAGATCAGGCAGTAATTGACGCTAAAGCGGTTGCAGATGAAGCTGTTGCTAAAGAACGAACTCGCGCCGCGACCATTCGAGATATTGGGGCAAAAGCCAAGCTAGACGACGAGACAATCAATAACATGGTTGACCGTGGCATTAGTGCAGATTCAGCACGAAGCGAAGCGTTAGACGCTGTTGCAAAACGTGACGCAGAGTTTAACCCAAGCTCTCATATTCGTGTAGAGCATGATATGACAGCAGTTAAGGCTAGCATTACCAATGCCATCCTAAATCGCTCTAATCCATCTCAAATTCAGTTGAGCGCTGGTGGTTCTGACTTCCGTGGCATGACGCTAATGGAGCTGGCCCGTTCAATGATCGAAAGCACCGGTATTTCTGCTCGCGGCTTATCTCCTAATGAGCTTGCCGCTAAAGCGATGCACTCTACTAGTGATTTCCCAGCGATCTTAGCTGATGTTACTAACCAGACTTTGCGTGCTGGCTATGACGCGGCACCAAAAACGTTTATGCCTTTTTGCCGTCAAACGACAGCAACAAACTTCAAGGCTATCTATAGAGCTCAATTAGGCGAAGCGCCAGATCTGGAAACGGTCAATGAAAAAGGTGAATTTAAATACGGCACTTTAGGAGAAGCCCGAGAGAATTACAGCTTGGGGACCAAAGGTAAGATTATTACCTTAACTCGTCAGACCTTAATTAATGATGATATGGATGCATTTACACGCGCTCCTCAAGCGTTTGGTGCGTCTGCTGCTGAAGTAGAAAATAGCACAGTTTGGGGGATCTTAACTGCTAACGGTGTAATGGCTGACAGCAAAGCTCTTTTCCACTCTGCACATAAGAACCTCGGAACGGCTGGTGCATTAAGTGAAGCCACTTTAAGCGAAGCAAGAAAGAAATTCCGCCGCCAAACTGGCATTAATACTACTAGACCTCTAAATCTAGAAGCCAAGTTCTTAATCGTTCCAGCTGCTTTAGAAACCGTTGCACAGAAACTCTTAACGGCTATTACGGCAAATACGACTGGCGACGTGAATATTTTTGCAAACAGCTTAACGCTTATTGTTGAGCCTCGTTTAGATGACGCTAGTGAAACTACTTGGTATTTGGCTGCAGAGCCTACCCGTATAGATACTATCGAATATGCGTACCTTGCTGGTGAAGAGGGTATCTATATCGAAACAGAGCAAGGCTTTGATGTGGATGGTATCAAGATCAAAGCACGTTTAGATTTCGGTGCGGGCGCTATTGATTATCGCGGGCTATTTAAAAACGCTGGGGCTTAACTAAGACCTAGTTAAACAGCAATCAAGAAAAGGAGGCTATTCAGTCTCCTTTTTTATTAGCTATTAAAAATATTTGGAGCAATACCGATGAAAAATTTCATTCAAACCGGCCACACCTTAACCCTTCCAGCCCCTTACGACCTGCTAAGTGGTCAAGGAGCTTTAGTGGGTTCAATCTTTGGGGTTGCTGGTGCTGATTACTTAACTGCCGCTTCTGGTGAGTTTGATCTTTGTGGCGTGTACGACCTTAATAAAAAACTTACTGACACACCCACTCAAGGTGCCAAAGCTTACTGGGATGACACCGCTCGCGAAGTGACTGTTACCGATACAAGTAACACTTTGATCGGCACATTTACTAAGGCTGCAGGCAATGGTGATGCAACAGTAAATGTAAGGCTTACTGGCTCGTTCTAGTGGCGAACTTTGACAAGCTAGTGAGTCAGATGGACGTGACTCTCTTTAATACTTTTTCGGAACAAGTATTGATCGATGAGTCGCTCTATTGGGCCATTTATGAAGAGTCATATCTGAATGGTTATGACGCTGAACATTCTCAGGCAACTCTCGTTGTTTCAGGAGTTGATGGAGAGCAGATTCAATCAGATATGTTTGCGAAAGCACGAGGAAAGACGTTTTTAATATCAAGCGTCCAGCCTGAAGAGTCAGGGTTGACTCGGTTAATTTTGGAGCAGCAGTAATGCACGTTAGACAACAAATCAGGGAAGCAATTAAAACCGTTTTAACGGGTATTAATATTGATTCATCACAAGGGGCGGTGACGGTTTACGCAAATCGTCGTAGAGCTGTACCGGCGGGCAGCTTGCCCGCAATACGAGTGCAAACCCCTTCGGAGAATAGTCAATTTGAAACTATGAGCTCTCTCCAGCGTGAGCCAACGGTATTAATTGAGATCATCACGGAAGATAAAGAAAGCAACTCTGTGACGCCCGACGATTACGCCGAAGAAGTAGAAAAGCTAATGGCTGATCCTGCTGAGCTTAAGCCATTAGTCAGTAGTCACGTTTTAACAAGTACAACCCTTCAAATAGATAGCGAGCACAACATTGAACAAATGACGCTCGCCTATTCCATTGAGTATTTTACAACCCCAGATGCGCCCGAAGTAGCGCTATAGGAGAGGCATGATATGTCAAAGATTAGAGGTCGAGATGGGACGGTAAAGATCGCAGCCGCCACCATTGCTGAAATCCGCGATTGGTCACTTGAGCGAAACGCCGCTACAAGTGACGGAACAACCATAAACGATGAATGGGCTCAAAAGGATGTAGGCATAAAAAGTTGGGGTGGGTCTTTGAATTGTTTTCAGGATGAAGACGACTCAACCGGCCAAGCGGCATTAGAAGTTGGGGAAACGGTAACCTTAAATTTCTATCCTGGTGGTGATAACGCAGGACTGATCGAACGACAGGGAAGCGCAATCGTAACGTCGATTTCTGAAAAAGGCTCAAACGAAGGCTTTGTGGAGCGGTCGTTTACTTTTGAAGGAACTGGACCACTTGCCAAAATTACCATCTCGTAAAGAATAACAGCGTTCTAGGGTAACGTACCCGAAAGCCATTGCCTGATGGTTGTACGGTGTCATTTCAGGCACTTCTTAATTTTAAAATACTCCCAGGCTAAGGATTAATATTATGAGCATTATTGAAAATGCAGTTGCAGACTTTCGTCAAAAAATCACCAACACCCCTTTAAGTATCGAAGTTCCAGAATGGAAAGCAACGATTTATTACAAGAGATCTTGGTCACTTAAAGCGCAAGAGCCTGTTAATCGGTTGACTGATCAAGGCAAAAGAAGCGAGGCCATAGTGCAGGCTTTAATTATTCGCGCCCTTGATGAAGACGGAAATAAAATGTTTAGAAACTCAGATATGACTGAGCTTATGAGCAAAGTGGACCCTGATGTGATTTCTAGAATTATGATTGAAATGAATAAGGATGAAGTTGATCTAGAGGAAGCGGAAAAAAACTAAAAAGCGATGGCGAGCTATATCAGCTTATACAGCTTGCCGAGGCTCTGCACAAATCACTAGACGAAGTATTGCAGTGGCCTAAATCGCACATCATCACCTGGTTCGCCTATTTTAAAATAAAGAGAGAACATGCCAGCTAACTCAAAGATCGTCATCACTGCTGTTGATAAGACAAAAGGGGGGATGACAGGCGTTCAAAAGAACGTCGATGCCGCCCGGAAGTCTGTCGATAGAACAGCAAAATCATTTATCGCAATGAGTAGTGTGGCTTTAGCCGGTTTGGGCGTGCTTTATACAAAGAGCGCTCAAGCTGGTGATCAGTTAGCGAAAACGGCGGATAAGTTAGGCGTTACAACAGAGGCGCTGTCAGCTCTCCAGTATGCAGGCGAGCTAACAGGGGTGTCGATACAAACAACTAATATGGCGCTTCAGCGAATGACGCGCCGATTAGCTGAAGCAGCCCAAGGAACAGGAGAGGCAAAAGGAGCAATAAAAGAGCTTGGTTTAGATGCGAAAACACTAGCGGCACAAAGCCCAGATCAAGCGTTTAGGACAATTTCGGAAGCGATGAAGGGAGTCGATACCCAGTCAGACAAAGTTCGTCTAGCAATGAAGCTGTTTGATAGTGAAGGTGTAGCGCTAGTTAATACAATGACGCTTGGTGCAGATGGTCTCGATAAGATGCGTGCCGAAGCAGACGCGCTTGGCATAACCTTGTCTCGTGTGGATGCTGCCAAGATGGAAGCAGCAAACGATGCCATGTTTAAGGCTGGTCAAGTCGGCACAGCTTTTGGCAATAGAATTACAACAGAGCTTGCACCAATAGTTAGCGGATTAGCTGAGGAATTTCTCGGAGTAGCCAAAGAAGCTGGCGGCTTTGGTGAGATGGCTACGGAGGCCTTGGATTACGTTGTTAAAGGTGTTGGTTTAGCCGCTAATGTAGTTCGCGGTCTACAAGTGGCATGGGATGGCGTCAAATTCGTTGTAGCTGGTGTAACAAGTACCATTGTTTCCGGTATGGCAGCTGCAGACAGAGCAGTTACGTGGCTCTTAAACAAACTCCCTGGCGTTAAAGCTTCTACAAGCATAATGCTTGAAAACTTGGACTCAGCCTTCAAGTCTACTTATGACGGTATTCATAAAGATTTAAAAAGCTCATTAATGAAACCTCTACCATATGATGGTGTAGTTAAATGGGCTAGAGAAGCACAAAGAAAGGCTAATACCGCAGCTGAGAAAGTAGCGGCTGAAAGTGGTAATAGAATTTCAAGTTTTAACCCTGCCACATCTACACTAGGTAGTACTCAAGCCGACAAAGATAAGAATAAGACAAAGCTTGAATCTCTCAGGCAGTCTCTTCTATCTGAAGAGAATGCGGAAATTGAGAGCTTCCTAAGACGGCAAGACATTCTAAATACCGCACAACAAGATAAGTTAATTTCTGAAGAGCGTTATAACGAACTATCTGACCAGCTTGCAACAAAGCACGCGGAAAAACTTACAAGCATTGAGCAGGAAGCGCAAGAGAAACGGCTAGATGCCCAGCGAATGTCTTTGTCTGGGGCTGCGTCTATGTTTGGCAGCATGGCGGAGATTACAGCCGCTTTCGGTGATGAGCAGAGCGCAACTTACAAAGCTCTTTTTGCTATTAGCAAGGCTTTTGCTATTGCTGAATCCATCGTTAAAATTCAACAGGGTATAGCGGCCGCTGCAGCCCTGCCATTTCCCTCAAACATCCCAGCCATGGCGAGTGTTGCAGCTGCTACGGCTAATATCGTTACAACAATTAAAGGAACTGAGCTTCAAGGGATGGCTCACGATGGCATGGCAAGTATTCCTCAAGACGGCACTTGGCTGCTTCAAAAAGGAGAGCGGGTTTTAAATACGCGCCAAAATAAACAATTTGATGAGCTCGTGAAAAACGGGGGCGGAACTGGTGAGGTAAACATAACAAATGTCTTCCAGATTTCACCCGGTAACGGCTCGCTTGAGTCTGAATTGAAGCGTCTAGCACCAGAAATTGAAAGGCTGTCTGAAAGGGCGGTATTAAAGGCAATTTCTCGCGGTGGAAGACTAGCGAAAGCAGTGGGGGCTAGATAATGGCTATTTTTAACTTTCCGTCAATATTCCCACAAACGGAATCATTGAGATATTTATCAAACACTCAGGTTTTTGAATCACCGCTTGATAAGACTGTACAAACCGCTTCTCTTAGTGGTGATCAGTGGTCCCTTTCTCAATCCTTTGTTAACTTGAGCAGAAACAACGGAAGTGACCTAAAAGCTTTTCTTGTATCTCTCAAAGGTCCAAGCGGTAAAGCTTACATAACACCTTATGAAGCGAGAGAGCCGAGAGGAACCGTAAGCGGCTCGCCGGTAGTCAATGGCGCTAGTCAGACCGGTAACAGCTTAGTTACTTCTGGTTGGTCGGTAAGTCAGACAGTTTTGAAAGCGGGTGATTATTTTGAGGTGAATGGCGAATTCAAGATGGTTGTTTCTGATGTTTTATCAAGCGGAACCGGCGCAGCAACTATTCAATTCGAGCCAGCCTTAAGAGCGTCACCACTGAACTCTGAACCTCTTATCACTGACAACCCCAAATGTATTATGAGGCTGGCGAATAACGACCAGGCGCAATGGCAGCTATCTCAAACAAAAAAATACTCTGTGAACCTTGAATGGATAGAGGCCTTTTAATGCCTAGAAATTTGCATGCTGATGTAGTTGCAGAATTGGATAAAGATGACCTTAAATTCATTGCGTTAATTGAGCTGGTTTTTGATGCTGTGACTGTTCGTATGTGTAACCGCTTAGATTCCTTTGCTTACAACTCAGATATTTATACAGGCTTTGGCTCAATTGGCTCAATTGGCAATATTGAGGAAAGTATGGATCTCGACCCCACTAACTGCGAAATCACTTTATCAGGCATAGACTCGGCCACGCTCGCCACTATCGTCAACAACGAGCAACTAAACAGAAAAATATATATCAGGTATGCCCTTATAGATGGAAATAATGAATTGATAGGTGAGCCAATATTGCACTTCGAGGGCTCAATGGAACCCCCGCAAGTTCTTTACGGTAAAACTTCGAGCATCGAGATAAAAGCAACTGATCAGCTTGCAGATTGGGATAGGGAGCAGTCTGAGCGCTTAACGTATGAAGATCAGATCGAGCGCTACCCGAATGACACAGGCTTGCAGTATATGGCGGGGCTGGCGAGCAAAACTATAATTTGGCCAAGTCAGGGGTTTAGAGAGTAATGGGTGTTTTCAATGACTGGGTTTCTGACGGCTTAGGGTCTACGTTTTCAGCCTGGACTGGTAGCGGAAATAAAAACGGCTTAAGCAGTGGTAAAAAACGGACAGTCCAAGAAGCATTTACAGCAAGGCGAGCGGTGTATGGGATACATTTAGTTAAACCAACTATGATTTATGCTCATGCGACAGGTAATCATAACGCAAGGCTTGCGATTCATTACGTGATTGCAAGTCAGCATAGCCAAGAGATCACAAAGATTTATTTTAATGATGAATTGGTCATGGAGTCGAATGGTGAGTTCTTTCTTAATGCATGGCATGGCTTTGATGATGTAGATCCAAGTCTTGCGCCTTATAGAGTGGCAATAATTCGGTTGGGTCAAGAGGGTATTGGATTTAATAACAATTATGAAGGTCCATGGGCGTCTTGGGACAAGCTGGAAGGTCATACGGCTTTTCGTCTTGAACTCAAATATAGTAGCAGTCTATATGCGAACGGAATACCCTCTGTTACGTGTGAAATCAAAGGCCGAAGGCTTTACGATCCGCGCACAACGCTTACGGAATATTCTGACAACTATGCACTTTGCATACTTGACTGGCTGCTAACTGGCATAGAGGTTCCTCAAGCAAGTATTAATATTCAATCGTTTATTGACGCTGCTAATGTATGCGATGAACTGGTGCCAATCGCGGGTGGAGGAACAGAAAAGCGCTTTACTGTTAGTGGGGTGTTAGAGCTGGATAAAACCCCATTAGAAAACTTAGAAACCTTACTCGAAAGCGGCGGCGGGTGGATTTCTTATGTACAAGGGCAGTGGCAAATTACGTTGCCGATTTACACTCTACCTATCCTTGATTTGACCGAATCAGATTTATTGGGAGATATTCGGTTTCAGCCAAAATCTGGTAAAAAAGATCGAGTAAATATAGCTAAAGGTTCATACATTTCCCCCGAGCATGATTGGGAGCGGGTAGATGCGCCGGTTCTTAAGGTGCAAGAATACATTGATAATGACGGTGAAAAACTCGAAAACGCATTTGATTACGATATGGTGTCATCGGGTTATCAAGTTCAGCGTCTAAACAAAATAAAACTTGAACAAAGCCGCTACGGGCTGAGCATAACTGCACCTATCAAATTTAGGGCTTTAAGGGTAACTGTTGGTGACCGCGTTACTTTAAGTATCAAGAATTTTAATTGGGTCAGCAGGGTGTTTCTTGTAATTAGAACTGAAGTCGATTATCAAAACGGCATTAGGTTGACATTGAGAGAGGACGCCCCAGAAATTTATGAATGGGTAGAGGGGGACGCATTAGAAATAGTTTCGCCTGTTGCTCTAAGCCTCCCTGATCATTCAAATATATCAGCCCCAGATAGCGTGAGTGTAACCCAAGAGCTTTATCAAACTAATAATATAAAAGAGGTTAAAGCCAGGGCTTTCATTGATTGGGTTGAGCCTGAAGAATCAAGCTATAAGTATGATGCCCAGATTAAAGAAACCGGTATGACCGAATGGACGCCGCTCGTTTGGCGCTCTCATGGCAAAAGGGTGGTCTTGGATGACGTTAAGCCCGCAAATTATGATATACGGGTGAGGTCAATCAATGATGTTGGTTTTGAGTCTGATTGGCTGCAGATCAATGAAGATATACTTGGAAAGATGACACCGCCACCAGATGTTGACTCTCTCTTTATAGATGGTGGCGTGCTTACTTGGACATACCTGAACCCGCCGCTTGACTTGGATGGTTTTGAAGTTCGCTCCCATGATGGAACAAGGCAAACATGGGCTGACGCCCAGCAACTTCACACCGGTATCGTATCAAGTTCAAGGTTCACTCTACCGACTTCAATTGGTGGTACAAAAACGTTTCTAGTAAAGGCGATTGATACAAGTAGGAATTACAGTAATTTGCCCGCCATTGCTACGGTTGGTCTAGGCGATCCCAGCATTTCAAATGTTGTAATTACTCATGATTACCAAGAGGGGTTATGGCAAGGAGCAATTACAGCCGGCTTGATAAATGGATCAAATGAGATTGAGGCCAACCAGGTTGGAGCATTTTACAACCCTGATGGCAATTCAATTTTTTACAACCAAACTGGTTCAAGCTCTTTTTATGATTCAGAGTTTATGAAGCTAGTCTATGAATTTACATATACTGTCAGCGCTCAAGATAAAGGCTCACAATTAACTTTTGATATCGCAGTTGTAGGGGATAGCTATCAAATTGAGTTTATACCGCCGTCAATTGGCGGAATAACTTACAGTACCTTCCCGGGCTATGTCACTGCAGTAGAAGAGGGTCAGTATAGATTTAGACTGTCTATTCCATCTCAGTTTGGCGCAGTAGTGCCGAAGATTTCTAGTGTTAACCTTAATCTCGATGTTCCTGATATTACTGAGGCAATAGAAAATTTCTCCATTTCAAGTTCAGGCACTCGCCTTCCTCTCACTAAAACGTATCGGGGTATTCGATATGTCACTCTGACCATGCAAACTGATGGGAGTGGCGTGGCATCTTTAAAAGTCGATGATAAAGACGAGAGTCAAGGCCCGCTGGTGTTTGCATATAACACTAGTGGAACCCCTGTTAATACAATAATTGACGCATTTATAAGAGGGTATTAAACATGGCACTACCGGCCGCAAATGTTCTGGGCAATCCAGCCACCATAACAGGAGACTACCAGGCAGCAATTGAAGCGCAAAGGCAGTATTTGGAAGATCTAAGTTTTACAAATATATCCGGGCAAGCTACCGCTAACCAAGTTCCAAGCCTAGAGGATATGAATGGGACTCTTACTGATGAGCAGCTTGGAAAGTCAGCTGTTCTTTCCGGGCATGTTAGGGCTGGGAACACTCAGATAATTGATGGTTTAGCAAGCTCATTAACTGGTTTGGAGGTGACATCTCAATCGGAAGGCTGGTTTGAGGTTGGGCCTACCGGCTCGAATGCAGATGTTATATGGCCTATTCTTGATGCTTTGCCGAATCGTGCAAGAGTTCTAAAGATTGTTGCATATCTTAAGCATGATACGCCAAGTGGTTACAATCATGTGTTTAGTTTATATGTTAAAAAAGGTGAGACAGGGGCAGGAACGCTGATTACTTGGGAGGGAAATGTAGCGTGGCGGGTTGAGGCTGATAATCAAGGCTCATCGTCTGAGAATTTAGAGAATTGGACTAATATAGAAGTGCCATTGAGCAGCAATAAGAGGTTTTATATCTATTGGAGTAACTCGGGCTCTTACGATTCTGCGCATGATTGCAAGATTTATTATCGTGGTTTTATAGAGGATTGATTATTTATTTTAAAAATCTTTGGCAAGCATGGCTTGCTATTCTGACCTCAAGATCATTTTTAGATGCTCTATTGGGTGTGGATCGTTTTGGTAATGCCTTTTGCGCCGGTCATTACAAATTAACGGTATCTGGTCGAGTGGGGTATTTCGCTTACGCAAAAGAAAATCTTTACTGGAATATTCTTCAGTGGATTATTAATAACACTTTTCATCCCCTAGATGGGCCAAATCATTGTTGGAACGCATTTAAGTGGGAGAGCAGCACCGATTATAGGCGCGGCAATGACATAGCCCTTGCGCTACTATCCGTTATTGTGCTGATTGTCTGTTCAATTTTGGCGCCTATTATATGGTTCATAGCTTGCTTTAAGGCGAGGTAAGAAGGTTGCAAGTTGTAACCTGACCAGCTATCTAATGCGCTAAGGTTTTAATTGATTTAAATCTAGATTTCCCGCCAGTACTTAATGGAATGGAAGAGCCGCCATTATATCAGTTTGGTGATTCTACGAGACGACCTCACCCCACCTTAGAAAGAAACTATTTCAGTTGCTCTTAGATATAACCCAATAAATTTTTCTTAGGGAGAGGGAAAATGATTCCCGTCTATGCAAACCATAAATACTGAAATAAAGTTGAATTAATTGCCCGGCATTAAAAACAGCATCCTGAGCAAACGATACCATGCAGATGTAAAAAGTCGCCGCTCCGTTACCTATACACCTATATAAAGCTCTGCAGAAAAGTTTTGATGTCGCGTACACAGTCAAAAAAAGACGTGCTACCCGACATTTATAAAAAAATGATCAAGTAGAGTAATAAATAAGCCTCGCAACGGTCGCCACCGTTCGAGGCTATGAATACCCCTAAATCAACTAGAGGCAATATATGAAGTATAACAAATCAAATTTAGAGGTCAAAGGCAGCATGAACGAGAAAGCCGCAAATCACGTAGGTTACATACTCGCAGTTTCTGTATTAATTGGAGTATCACTATTGGGTACTGCTGCAATTATTGCCGCTTCATAAGTTAAGCTGAAAGCGCTTTAAGGGCGGCATCCTGCAAAAAGCCCGACCTTGTTTTATACTTTTCTTCGCTTCCTACTTCGGCATCGATTTTTTTAATTAGCCTTTCAGGAAGAGTGACATTAATTTTTTTGGAAGTACCGAGATACTTCGAAAGATCAATGTCAATTACAGCCCAGCTCCAGCCTTCATACTCTCCAAGCTTAGAAAGCTGATCCAATGTTGACGCTTTAGGGATATCAACACCATCATCCGCTAAGGCTTCAAGGTGAAAATCAATAGCCTCTTGTGCGTTTTTGACTGCTTCGTCTAGCGTATCACCTGCTGAAAAGCAGCCCTCTATATCAGGCACTACAACGCCATAAGCAGTTGTATCATTTCCTACTTCTATTGCGATTGGGAAAAACATTTATTTATCCTTTGCCCAGATATAGGGCTATGCTCAATAAGCTTAGGGGCTTAAAGCCCCGCATCCTGCTTAATTTTCTTTACTAACCCTAGCCCTAAATCTTTTTTAGGGTGGGGAACTGTGATTACTTTACTGTGATCTTTGTGCTTGAACTGGTGATGACTACCTTTAACTCTTGTGAGTTCCCAGCCATTCTTTTTTAGTAGTTTTATAAGTTCCGAGCTTTTCATTTTGCCTCCCTTGGCTGTGTTATTATAATAACCCCAGTAACCCCTTAAGTCAATATAAAATAACCCTGATAACTCTATACTTGCTGTTTTTATTTGGGGGCCCCTAGGAGTTCATAATAAGCACGGGGGATACGCCAGCGCGCGTTTCGACAGTTTTTGGCTAAAAAGCCCAAGCCACCACCTTGGGGTACTATACTTCTTGCGAGCCCTTTAGCTCTGCGGGATTCACGAAATCAACGAGGTGGTTTGGGTGGTTTGAGATTAGTTCATTTTCATATTATGAGCTAATCCAATAGC